TGTCTCCCATGTCTTAACCCCGCCCTCAACGTACCGTCGGAGGGCGCGGAGGTTCTGTGACACCAACAGCACCCACAACAGGGGTACTGTCGCCTGGGCTGTGATTGGTGGGTAGTTCTGGAACAGCTGCACGGCTTCGGGGTTGGTGTCCAGCGTCACCAGGTACGGATCGAAGATCACGTCCCCCGGATTCCCGCTGGGGACCGCGTTTGGATTGATTGTCCAGCCCATGTCTGCGCACTTCTGGATCGACCGTAGGACCACCCCTGCGGCTAGAAGTGCTTTGAGTCGTGTTTCGTTTGGCTTGCCTGTGAACAACGCGAACTGTGTTGCCGCCGTCCCTCTCACGAGACTGTTTATGGGGTTTATCGTCGTTAGCCTCATGATTTGGGTGGCGTTGTTCGCCTCGCTCCCTGTGGGCTGCTTCATCAATGATGCATTCGCGATCTTGGTCTGCTGCCGGGGTGAGCAGAACTCGAGGTTGTACTCCACCCACAGGGACCCTGGACTTCCTGTCGCCGTTGAGGAGACCTGGAGCCCGAACGCTGCGGTCTCTGGTCTCAGGTCGTACTGGAAGTCCGCACCCTGATAGGCAGTTGCCCGTGGCTCGTCGTTGTCCGTGTACAGCCACTTCTGCTTCATTGCACGGCCGGGTGGTATCGATAGGCTCGTGTCCCGCCACACTGGACACATTGCTTTGGGCGATAGAGCCGCTGTCGCTTGGTAGGTCAGGGCGGCGTCCGTGGGATCGTAATCCACTCCCATCAACACTTGGCCGGGGGTCGTGGACCCTACGGCCGCCTTGTATGACACGTGGACTGGCCCTCTGAGCCTGTACATCTCGTACATGCTCGCCTTCGCGTCGAGGTTGGCCATCCCCGTTGTCCCTGGCTTGAAGATGTAGATCTTTGTGCCCTCCGTTACCGGCCCGAGTAGCTCCTTGTAACGCTCGACGACAGTGCCCGGTGGGATTCTCGCCCGTCTCCGCCTCGCAGAGGCGTTCATAGATCTCCGCCCTTGTCTCGGGGCGGGTCTCGAATTCCCGCTGGGTCTCGGCATTGATACCAAACTGCAGGTAGAAGTGCGTGCGTGCGTGGTGTGTTATGTGAGGCGCTGGCCCATCAATGAGGTCTCTTTCTTCTGCTATCGATCTATACAATGGGCCAAGCATCGGAACGCCGTCCCACTCACGCAGGTGTCGCATTATAGCTTCGTCTGGGTCTTCTGCGTGAAGTGTGAACCCGAATCTCCGCAGGTCCCGAGCAGGGTGCCGGACACGCCTTGGAGTTCCGTTGGCGTCCACGATGTCGTAGCGTGAGCAGAAACTGCCTTGGCCCTCTGGATAAATGTGTATCTTGGGCTTGTGGCCCGTGTCCTCGATGATTGCCAGATCTAGAGCTTCCACCTCCTCGTTTGTGCAGCAAGCGATCATGTCGTCGCCCTCAACCTTCATGGCGTGTAGTGGTATGCCTGCTGCATGGCAGAGGCAGGCCACAATGATGCAATTGCCGATGGATGTGTTCATGTCCCCTGACATTCGAGTACCGTGGACGTGGTATGTGAGCCCCGTACGGGTCTGGCACGTGTTAGTTAGTTGCATTGCGAGGAGTTGCACCACGTGTGTTGGTAGAACCTTCTCGTACACCACGTGCTCAGTACTCTCCATCAGAAGTTTGTGGTTGTGTCGGTCGAAGCGGCTGAAGTCGATCTCCACGACATTGAGTGCGCGGGTGCGGAGGTCGGCTAGTGCCTCCCCCCTCTCCAAGTCGCTTAAGGTCTTAACGAGGAAGGGTAGCGTGTTCTTGCATCGCTCTTCAAACGCAGCCATCCACGGCCCAAGTCTCGCCTTGTATTCATCTCTCCGCGCTTGTATGGCGCGCGGGTCTTTCTCCTCGTCGAGTTGCTCGACTTTGTGGAAGAATTCGACTCGTGAGGTTAGGGGCCGTTCAAGCGCGGCCCGCAATTGCTTGCGTCGAGTCTCAGGATATCTCTGCAGCCATTCTTCGAAGTCCATGGGTGTGGACACCTTGCCTATCATGCTTGCAATGAGCTCGGCGCTTGCCACCACCTTGGGGTGCACGTGGCACTCGAGGGGTGGGGGCAGTGCGCGTGTCAGAATGGAGGCGAGTTCATTCTCCCAGCACCTGTCGGGTATGGACGTGCCCGCGTCCACTATTGCGTTGGTGTTTGTATGCCAAGTGATGGGCTTGTGCTGGCCATAGGCGTACCCGCGGATCGCTGTGCGTATGCCATACCGCACAACGCCCACGGAGGCCCTGGCCAGAGTGTCTATACTCGCCAGACCCAATAGCTTGACGTAGGCACATTGTTGCACAACTTTGCCTGCGACACGGAGTGGGGCTGTGAACCAACGTCTCCAGACTGAGACTGTTTCGGGCTGTGGTAATTTCAGGTCCAAAAGCTCATTGTGTTCCTGGATGGCTTCAGTGTCAAGTTGGTGAAATGCTTCGGAGCATATGCCAGCAGCTTCATTAATTATGCGGGTGAGCAATCGGGGTAGGTCTGTGGGTATGGGTACGTCATGGGTGAAGCACCAGGTCCTGGCCTTCATGGCGAGGACGTGGTACATCTTGGCATCTACCGTAACCCCAGTTGCTTCGACGAGCAGGTATGACTCGAGGGGTGAGGAGATTCGTGTGTGGGAGGGTGCCTGCGGCGCAAGGTACTGGATGTGGTGGAGGGGAAGCGGCATGACTTTTCCCTTGAAGACGTAGAGAGTCTCAAGTTGTTGTATCACCTTGAATGCTACGACACAACCGGGTGGCCCAGGGACCACACAGTCGGACGTGAGCCAGCATTCTGGGTGTGTATATGACAGGGTGTTGCCGCGTGCCCTGACCCGCCACTCACGTGGCGTGCCTGTGACGTCCATCTCCCCAGCGCAATAGGTACCGGGACGCACGTAGATGTGGTGTGAGGCAAAGACATCGGCACCAGGCTTGAGTAACACCATGTCAGCCACGCCCACGTAGTACATGGAGTGGTTGAACATTATAGCGTCGTAGTCGACTTTACAGTCCTGAAACTTGTTGCGGCAGAAGTCGCCGGACGCATAGTCGCGTGTGACCTCGCGTGTGATGTCCTCCGCGCCAATGAAAGGGCAGCAGCTGTGGCACTGCCGATCTTTATGCTTAGTCGCATGGCGAGCGTAGTTGCCCCCGACGTCCTTGAACCTGGCGTTGGGTTTTTGCTGCAATGCCCATCTCTCAAAGGCGTTTCTGAGGGTCGCCGAGATAGGGTGGCTGTGCAACAAGTTGCCCCCATCACTGGGGTAGCCAATCCTATCCAGGAATGCCCTCTGGTCATGGGAGATCTGGAAGGGTACGCTCTTGAATTGG